GGGCAGAGACACATTAAGAATTATGAAGAAAAGAACAGCAGTAATAGATGCCGACATGGTGATATGGAGAAGTTCATTCGCATCGGAACGTGAAATAAAATGGGACGATGACATATGGACACTCCAGTCAGACATGGATGAGATGAAGTCAATTGTTGATGAGTCAGTTGATTATATCCAAACAACAACAGAAGCAGATGATTACTTCATGGTCTTCTCTGACAAGCGTAACTTCCGGTACGACATCTTTCCTGAGTACAAGTCTAACCGAAAGGATAAGAGAAAACCCCTTGGACTGAAGGCATTGATGGAGTGGTGCTTCGAGGAACACAATGGGATTTGTAAGAACAACCTGGAAGCTGATGATGTTGTTGGTATGATGTGTTGCGGAAGAGATGATCGGGTAGCTGTCAGTGGAGACAAGGACTTTGGCACTCTTAATTGTGAGTGGTTTAATTTTTTAAAAGCAGAGACAAGTCACACAACTCTAGAGGAAGCTAACTATAATCATCTAGCACAATCCTTATCTGGTGATAGTGTTGATGGATTCTCTGGTGCTTCTGGTATAGGCCCAAAGACTGCAATGAAACTCTTAGATAAGCATGGAGCAACCTGGCAAACAGTTGTGGATGCTTATGAATCAAAAGGACAAACAGAAGAGGACGCTTTGTTGAATGCAAGGCTCTCTTACATCCTTAGAAACCCGAATGAATATAACGAAAAAGAAGGAGAAGTTAAGCTATGGAAGCCAAAGTAATTGAAAGAAAGCCGTTACCTGACAGTGGTGGACGCACTGAGTTTGAGACAGGGAGTGTTAGAGATGCTTGTGAAGGAAAAGGAATACCCTCACTTATTCCAGTTTCAGCCCTTCGTGCTGTAGCAAAAAGGTTTGAAGATGGAGCAACTAAATATGGCAGAGATAACTGGAAAAAAGGGCAACCATTAAGCAGATATGTTGACTCAATAAACAGACACCTTTGGGATTATCTAGATGGATGCACTGCTGAAGATCACCTGGGTGCAGTTATATGGAATTCAATGTGTTTACAGCAAACAGATGAGTGGATTAGTGAGGGGAAATTACCCAAGGAATTAAGGGATATTTAATTTACGACTGTATATGAAGAAATAAAACATCCATTAAAACAATGAAGCGCAAAGGCGTATCCCTAAGAAAAGAGCATAAGTCCAAGAAAGGCGGTCTGACTAAAAAAGGTCGTGACTACTACAACAGAAAGACAGGTTCTAATCTTAAGGCTCCACAACCAAAGGGAGGCTCAAGGAAACGTAGTTTTTGTGCAAGGATGTCAGGGGTGAAAGGCCCAATGAAAGATAAAAAGGGAAGACCAACACGTAAGGCACTCGCTCTTCGCAGGTGGAAATGTTGATTTAAAAAAAAGAAATGAAAAGATCTCAATTAACTTTGCGTCAAAAAAATACGATGCAAAAACATTCAAAACATCACTCGAAAAAACATTTAGCTTTTATGAAATCACTGATGCTTAAAGGTACTAGCTTTAGTGAAGCCCATAAAAAAGCTATGAAAAAAGTAGGAAAATAAATAAGTCATTATTATGAGTTTATACGAAAATATTCACGCAAAAAGAAAAAGAATTAAACAAGGAAGCGGAGAAAAAATGAGAAAACCAGGAAGCAAAGGCGCACCAACAGCTAAGAATTTTAAAGCAGCAGCTAAGACTGCTAAGAAGAAACCAAAAAGAAGCAGCAAGTTAAAGATAAAGAAAGGGTATTAATGGACAATAATAACATCACGCCCTTTCCCATTGTATCTAATGCGTTAGTTAGTGAGTTGGATGAGTTGTTTCCCCCAAAAGAATTTAGCCCAAAGGATGATCTAAGAAACATGGATTACTACTTTGGACAACGTAACATTGTAAACTTTCTGCGAGCAAAAAACGCAGAGCAACAAGAAAATATTTTAACAAACAACCGAGATTAAAAGATATGTGTATAGGAAGACCAAAGATGCCTTCTCCTCAAATTATAAATCAGCCAGCACCGATGGCCCCACCACCACCAACGCCACTTGCTGAAGAGGTGGAGGACAAGAGGAAAAATAAAAAGGACTCACGTAGAAGAGGCACATCTTCCCTTACAATAAGAAGACCTTCAGTAAACCTTCCGAGTGGAGGAAGCGGAGCAAACGTAAACTATTAAAAATCAAAAGAGATATAATTATGGCATCATCATACATAACTAACATTAACCTTGCCTCCAGTAGTACGCTGGACAGTGATGGTAACGGAACACTTAACGCAACAAGCACTCCAGCAGTCAACAAGACCAAAGCAGGATCTTATTGTTTCCTAGCAAGCGGTACTTTTGGTTCTGGTAGAACACTCACTCTACAACACAAAGTAGGGGATGCATTTGTAACCATCGGGCCTGATGCAGTACTTACAGCACCAGGAGGAAGTGTCTTTACATCAACACAGACTGAGATACAGCTTGTTGTTTCTGGAGGATCTGGAGACGGATCAGACAACCTTTACGTTGCTATTTCACCCCTCGACTAATCATAAAATTTTTCAATGAGTTATTCATCGTCTTCCTCCTCTTCTTCTTCAAGTAGCAGTAGTAGTTCCTTTAGTAGGCCGTCATCCAAGTTGACAACACCTCTTACAGCGAAACTAACAAGACCACTTACAGGTGCAGAACTTGAGGAGTTATTCCTTGAGAAGTTTAAGTTTACTTTGGGAAGTGAGTTGCTATATAATGGAGACTTTGAGCTTGATACATCTTGGAATGACTTTGGAAGTCCTGTTACTCAAACACGATCCACTGAGGTAGTACGAAGTGGGACTTACAGTCGAAAGATTACTTCGACAGCTAGTGGCAAGGGAATACAATCTGCTCAAAGCAGTAGTAATCTCAATCTGACAGCAGGGAATAAATACAGAGTATCAGCTTGGATCTACGCTGTTGATGGAGGCGGAAGTGCCAACATTGGATCAGGGATAGGTAACACAGATCAAGGCGTATTTACTAGCAGAGCAGTTACGGAAGGTCAGTGGACTAACGTTACCTATGACGCGATTGCGACTGCATCAGGATATGTTAGTACTTATTTATCATTCTTCACATCAGGTGATACTAAAACTTTCTATGTTGATGATGTCTCAGTTAAAGAGGTCACCAAGCAAGCACCAGTAGCAGCCTTTTCTCTTAGGAAGCTTGGAGACGTTTCTCCGTACGCAGCAAGAATAAGACGCTCAAGTGATAACACCGAGGCACAGGTTTTCTTTGATGCTAGTGATCGAGTGAGTGAGTCTTCTGTTGTTCGAAATACTTCACAGAATTTACTTAGTTACTCTGAAGATTTTGGTCAATGGACTAATAATGGAGGAGGTACAGCCTCAAAAGCTGTAACCATTACTGACCCATTTGGAGGTAATAACGCTTGGGCTGTTAAAGGTGACACAACAAATAATTGGGCAGGAAAATTCGCTTCCATAAGTGGAATGACAACAGGTACTCAATACACTGTTTCGCTTTATCTTAAAAAAGGAACAAGCACTCTGTCAAAGTTTGGTATATATGACAACAACACTTCGCCTAACACAATAAATCTTGATGTAGCTTGGAGTGCTTCTGGTGTTCCTACTAACAACACTGCGACAACATCAGCATTAGCTACTAATATTAAAATTGAAGAGGTAGGCACCGATGGTTGGTATAGATGTTCTTTCAACGCAGCAGCTTTGAACGTAGACGGATCGCAATCGTTTGTTATTGAACCTGACAGAAATGCTAGTTCTGATGGCACAGTCTATGCCTTCGGAGCGCAGCTTGAGGAAACAGTCACTTATTTGTCTACACCTAATATACTATACAGTGAAGACTTTAACACCGATGCAGGTGGTTGGTTAGATACTGAAAGTGGGGGATCTAATACGACACTGAGTCAAGAGACTACAAACCCTTTAAGTGGTAGTGGTTCTTTAAAAATTGCATTGTCAAACACTGGAACTTCGGGAGGCTATCCGAGAGTTCGCAAGAATACTGGAACAGCTTTTAGGACTGGAATTAAATATATACTCAGCTTTAAAGCGAAGGCACTGAGTGGCACAGTAGAGTGTGATATAAGGTTTGGAACAGCTTCTACAAATATGTATTGGGCTACGGATCAGACATTTACAACGACTGAGCAAACTTATACATACACCGACACCTTTGATACATTACCAACAGCAGGAACGGATGCCATACAGTTTATTTTCGATGGAACTAAAGGGCCATTCGAGTTATTAATTGATGATGTAAAGGTTGAAATATTTGATAATGCAATTCCTTCCGAATACATCAGCACCCCC